CCGGTGCGGTTGGGCGACCCGGCGAAGCGGAAGGTGATCTCCCAGTCGTCCGTGCCGCGCTTCGATCCGCTCGCCCCCAGGAACAGGCACTCACCCGCCGCCATGCCCTTGAACGAGCCGTTGTTGACCTTGCCCGTGAGGTTGAACAGCGTGTTCTTGTAGGCGGTCGTCACGCTCGACGAGGCCACGTAGTGGGTCTCGCTGAACGTGTAGATCGGCACGGTGATGTCCACGCCCTCGACGTTGTCGTGCGTGACTCCGATTGCGCCCTTGAAGTCCGGGGCGGTGCCCGGGTAGCGTCCCACCGTGTTCAGCGATTGCGTGATGTGCTGCGTGCCGCCGCCGGTGTCGAAGTTGAACACCGACTCGCCCGTCTCGGGGGGCGGCTCCACTTCGAGCGGCGCATAGGTCGCCGTGCCCGTCCAGATGCAGGTGTCGGGCCGCGCGGTGTCGACGTGGACGGGTTCAACGGTCACCGGCTGTCGCTTCATCCCCGAAAACGTCGCCGGGGCGGTGGACTTGAGCGATGACAGCGCCGCCGCATCGTCGGCCGTTCCGGTGATCTTGTAGATCAGCTCGGCCGACTGGCCGTCGGTGACCTGGCGGGAATCGATCTTCTCTGTGCAAACGATGGCCATGACGTGTCCTCCTATGCGAACGTCAGCCCGCCGGTCTGGGCGGCCTGGACGAGCCTCTTGGTGTTCTTGGCGGTCTCCTCGGTCGCCGTCGCCGTGCGGTCGGCGGCGTTCCCGGCGGCCAGTCCCTGGAGCGCCGAGGCGTTGAACGTGCCCCGCACGCCGACTTTGGCCGCCTCGGCCTGGACGAGGTCGCCGATGTCGCCGAGACCGGCCAGGGCGTCGCGAGCCTTCTGGGTGATGTCGTCGGGGCCCTCCAACGCGCCCGCTTCCTTCTCCGCGCGCTTCTGTTTGGCCGCGTCGACGGCCTCGCGCCATTCCTGCCGGGCCTTGGCCAGATCGGCTTCGTTCTCGGCCATGCGCTCGGCGTACTCGGCGTCGAGCTGGGCGTGCTTGTCGAGGTTCTCCTGGCCGATCCCGGCCAGCGTCGCCTCGTGCAGCTCGCTTGCCCGCTGCCGTTCGGCTTCCCTCTCGGCGGCCCGGCGCTTCTGCTCGTCATCGATGCTGGCGATGGCGGCCTGTTTTCGGTCCTCGACCATCTTGTTCTCCGTCTGGAGATCGACCGAGTCGTCGAACAGGCTTCTGATCCAGTTCCAGGCCTTCTGCGCCCCGGCCTTGATGTTCTGCCAGGTCTTGGCGAAGAACCCCGTGAACCCGTCCCAGAGGCGGGCGAAGAAGTCCACGGTCGCCATCCAGCCGACCTCGAGCGCGTGCCAGACGATCTCTACCGTGGCCAGCAGGCCGTGCCAGGCGTCGTACCCGGTCTTGATGAAGAAGTTGCGGAAGTTGAGCCAGACCTTCTCGAGGAAGTTGACGCCGCGCGTCCACTCCATCTTGAGCATGAGCCACAGAATCTTCGCCGCCAGCGAGATGTCGCCCGCCGCCAGCGCGTCGGCGATGCCCCCGAAGGTCGCCAGCGCGTCCTCCTTGAGCACCTTGAACCGCTCGCCCAGCCAGGCCAGCGCCTTGCCTCCGGCTCCGGTCACGTAGAGGATCGCCGCGCCGAGCGCGACCACGGCCGCGATGACCAGGCCGACCGGCGAGGCTAGGAACGCGATCACCGCCGCCAGAATCTTCAACACGGCCATAACGGCGGTGACGATGGTCGCGAGCACCCCGAACGCCGTGCCCAGCCCCGAGATGATCGTGCCGAGGACCGTCAGGCCGATGCCGACAGCCACGACCACGGCGGCGACCTTGAGCGCGCTGACGATGAAGCCCTGGTTCTCCTTCACCCACTCGGTGACCGTCTTTGCCGCTCGCACGATCCTTTCCGACAGGTCCTTGAGCGTTGGGGCCAAGGCCGCGCCGACGGCAAAGGCCGACATCTTCAGGACCTTCCACAGATCAGAGAGCGCATCTCCGAACACGTCGGCCGCCGCCGCATCCTCGGTGCTCATGATGAGGCCGAGGTCGCGGGCGTGCTTCTCGTAGGCGTCCAAGGCGGCCGCGCCGCCTTCGAGCATCGGAAGCAGTTCCGTGCCCGAGCGGCCGAAGATCGTCATGGCCAGGGCGGCCTTGCGGCTGGGGTCCTCGATTCGATCCAGACGGTCGGCCAGCTGGCGGAATTGCGCCTCGGGGGAGAGTCCCTCCAAGTCCTGGATCGTCAGCCCCAGTTCACCCAGCGCGTCCGTTGCCGTGCTCAGACCCCGACCGGCGTCGTAAAGGGTCCGCTGCATCCGGCGGATGCCGTTCTCGAATGCATCCACGCCCGCGCCGGACTGCTCGGCCGCATAGCTCAAGGCGCTCAGGGCCTCGACGGAGACGCCCGTGCGCTTGGCCATGTCCCACATCCGGCTGCCCATGTCGGCGAAGGTTTTTGCTGCCGCCCCGAGGGGCGCAAGAATCGCGGAACCGAGGCCGATGGCCTTCAAGCCAAGATTGCGGATCGAATCGCCGAACGCCTTCAGCTTCTGTTCGGCCTGGCGCAGGCCGCGCACGAGCTTGCTGTCGTCGGCGAACAGCTCGACGAAGGCGCGTCCGGCTCGGATTCCCTGCGCAGTTGCCATCGTTCCTCCTCACAAAAGTCCATTCCTGTCGACCAGGATCGCCAGCGCGATCAGGGCCGCCACAACCACAAGAACCCCGATGGCGAACGCGGTAGACACGGTCGTCAGTCCTTTCCGTCGTCTGGCAGCGCGTACCAGCCCTCCGGCAAGTCCATCCGGCCCTCGACGGCCTGGCCGTCGCCATCCTTGACCCAGACCTTGGTGTCCTTGACCGTCTCGCGCAGGCGCACCGGTGTGCCATGCGGCACGTAGATCGTCCGCACGCAGCCGGTCAGAAGCACGAACGGCAGAAGGAACGGGATCAGGTGTTTCAAGAGCCTCATGGCTTCCCCCAGTGCTTGCGAATCCTGTCGCGCAGCCGATCCCGCGTCCGCCGGTCGGGATCGGCGCTCTCCGCCGTGGGCCGCGATTGCCTCGCGAGCCACGGCAGGAGCGCCTGGAACAGGGCGGTCAGGATGGCGATGAGCCATTTCACCCCGCCGCCGCCTTGGGCTTCGAGAGCCCGCCCCAGCGATCCAGTTCAAGGTGCTTGATCTGGATGCCTTGCTTGATCTGCTCGACCAGATCGGAGGGCGGCTGTTTGCCGTTGTTGGCCTGGGCATAGGCGTCCAGGACAAACCGCAGCGCCGCATCGAGCTTCGCCAGACCGGCGTTGGGCGTGTCGTCCGGGATCTGCTTCTCCGCCAGCCTGATGCCGGTGATGATGCTCCCTTCGTACTTCTTCCATTTCTCCTGGAGCGGATTGAACCGGCTCGCCAGGAAGATGAAGAACCCGATCAGCGCCGCCCAGATGAAGGCGAAGCCGACGCCGGAGTTGAGGAACGTCCAGATGCCGTTGATGATAGTGCTACCGTCCATGTTCATTTCCTTTCCGGCCCGTGAGGGCCTCTTTCAGCATTGCCAACGATTCGTCGTCCACGATCACCCGCTCCCGCTTGTCCTGGCGGGCGTACGGGTCGAAGTCCGCCGGTTTGAATGGTCTCGACCGCTTCGGGTCCCGGTTGGCGTTGGCGACCAGCGCGCAGAGCAGCGATGTGTGCGCCCACCGCTCGCGCCCCAGTCCCTCGGCCATCCAGAGAAGCTGCCGCAGCGTCAGGGGGCATGGGTCGACCCCGACGCTTCCTGCGATACGCCAGATGTCTCCCCAGGGGTCATGGCCCCCCGGATCGTCGCGTCGATGTCGAGCGCGTCGATCCGCGTCTCCACCGCCGCCACTGCCGCCTCGATCAGGGCCATCTGCTTGGCGACCGCCTTGGCCCGGTCGGTGCGGCCGCGCGACCGGAAAAAAGCGATCAATTCCTCGTAGAAGGCCTTCTGCGCCGCGAGCAGCGTCTGGCCGTCGAAACTGGATCGCACGTCGTCGTCGGTGACCTTGTGCGCCTCGAACTGCCCGTCGAGCATGGCGCAGAGCACCTCGCCCAGGAGCATTTCGTCGGTCCCGATCCGCGTCAGCAGCGGCGGGTCGCCCGCCTCGGGCTGGAGCAGGTCGATGTCCAGCTTCGCCTTGACCTTCATGGCCGTGCCGAGGGTCAACGCGAGCGTCCAGGTCCGTCCTGCTGCGTCTGTGAATGTTTTCATGGTTACACCCAGCTGCGGAACACCGCGAGTTTGGCCGTGACGCTCACCGTGATGGCTTCCTCCAGCGCCTCGTTCCGGCTGAACGAAGTGATGGCGAAGTCGCCGTCCGGCCCCTGGCCGCCTGTCTTGTCCAGAATCTTGAGCGCGACCATGCCTGCCGAGAGGAATGCGGTCTTGATGGCCGTGAAACCGGCGTCGGTCGGGTCCCATACCATCTCGAACTCGGCGGTGCATTCGCGCAGCGTCGGCGCGGTCGCCCGCCAGCCCGAGTTGGCGCGGGTGGTGACGTCGGCCTCGCCCGCCTCGAGGGTGAGCGTCACGTCCTT